TCCTTGGTGGACGGATGGTTAGCACTATTCAACATTCCAAGAATCGTAATGCCGCCGTCATCTACTTCCATACCAAGGACAATCCCTTTGGCGGCTATGACCGTATTGCCAAAGACTTAGCTAATAGGCCAGAGGAAGAAATCTTATGCCGTGCGTATGGTATTCCTACTAAGAGCTTTAGCTGTCAGTTTCCTAATTTTAGTACGGATGTAAATGTCATTGCCCACGAAAAAATTCCTAGAACAAACGTCACTAGATACATGGTGCTAGACCCCGCTGGCCGAAAGAATTGGTTTATGTGCTGGATAGCCGTAGACGAAACAGAGACGTATTACATCTATCGGGAGTGGCCTGACGTTGCTGTGGGAGATTGGGCTAAGTGGCACGGTGGCAAGTGGATAGGAGGCGAAGGCAGCAAGGGGCTAGGCTATGGTATTAAGGACTATGTAAACCTTATAACTACTTTAGAATCAGATGGTAAGGAAAACATCTTTGAGCGGCTGATTGACCCACGTTTAGGTGCGGCCAAGTATCAGGGGCAGGATGGGGCTTCGTCTATCATCGAGGACTTGTCTATGGCTGGCCTTACCTTTGTGCCTGCGCCCGGACTTGACATTGAGGACGGTATCCAAGCCCTTCAAAGCAAAATGGCCTATAACCGTAAGATGCCTATCGACGGCGTTAATCGCCCACACCTTTATGTCTCCAACCGTTGTCAAAACATTATCCAAGCGTTCCAAGAATACACGGCTGAAGGTGGCCCAGACGAAGCTCACAAAGACCCCGTCGACTGCGCGAGGTATGCAGCCATTGACGGTATCCAATTTGTTAAGGAAAATAAGTATGATGTTCAAAAAATTAAAGGAGGCTATTAAATGAGTGCTATTCGTATTACAGACTTGGCTACTGAATTAAATGTATCTGTTAATGAGTTGATGCTATTGAAGACCAATAAGCTCGACGCCACAGATTACAAGGGTGTTGGTAAGAATACATGGTTCAACGAGGCTGGCATTGCCAAGATTCGTCTAGCCATTGAAATCCCGCTGGCTGTGCCAAATCAATTTATAGGCATGGTGTTATCTAATGCCAAGAATCCTAATTGGGTGTATTGTGAGATTGTGGGAATTGGCGGCAAGAAGCCTGTAGCAATCCCACGCCGCTTGCGTGGTAAACTGCTTAATAAGCGTATTCCAATTCACGCTATCACTGATGCCACTGGGACAACCTACCGCCATGCGCTCCTCACGGGATATAACTAATAATCCCGACTGGATTGCAGAGCAGGTAGATAGGCTCCTTGGTTTTGAGGTGCTTTGTAAACTACTCACTGCTGACCCTCGCCCTATCCCTCCGGGTTCGCTCGCGGATAAAATAGGGGTGTATAAAGGGTATTCGCACACAATTCTTTCCGACATTAGAACCCGACAATTAAATGGATAATAACGACAAACAAGAAGCCCTGACATACGCAAGCAAAGAGCCAGACATCACAGTGCTGCGTGGTGCGTATGAGCAAACCGTTAATGAACTGAGTAGCTTCTTTGACACTTGCCGTAGTAGCTATGATGACCGCCGTAATTATTGGCCGGGAAAAAGCCGCGACCTACGCAAGCATGGGGCTGATGCGTTTCCTTGGGAAGGTGCTGCTGACACAGAGGCCCACGTTATTGACGAGCGTATCAATGCGTATGTTGCTATGTTTATCTCGTCCATGTCTCGCGCAAACATTCGCGCCTATCCTGTAGAGATTGGTGACATTGGCCGCGCCAAGATTGTAAGCAGCTTCCTGAAGTGGATGGTGTCCTCTTACATTCCTCGTTTTAAGAAAGAGATGGAACTGGCCGCCAACTATTTGTTGGAGCGTGGCGTTCTCATCACCTATGTAGGCTGGCAGCGTGAGAACAGCACCTACTTGCAAAAATTAGACTTAGCGCAACTAGCTCAAGCCGACCCAAATCTAGCCAAAGCTGTGCTAGAGGGAACCGCTGATGACCAGCTCATTGAGATGCTGCGCTCTGTCTACCCTCAAGTGTCTGATAAACGTGCCAAGCGTGCATTAAATGAACTCCGCAAGAAAGGTGTTGCCGAGATTCCTGTTGTACGCCGCCAGATTGACTGTCCTCTAGTCAAAACCCTTAGCCCTGACGGAGACTTCTTCTTTCCGTCCTACGTTACAGACCCACAGCGTTCGCCTTATTGTTTCTGGCGCACCTACTACACAGCCCAAGAGTTGCAGAACAAGGTTGGCACAGAGGGCTGGGATAAAGAATGGGTAGATTATGTCATTGAGCATTATCGCGGGATTAAAGTGAACGCGATTGAAACAGAACTTAATGGCCGCCGTAACTATGGCTTTACCACACAGATTTATGAGGCCAATGAACTTATTGAAGTGGTGTATGGCTACCAACGGTTAATTGACAAAGAAGATAATTCGGAAGGCATCTACTGCACCGTATTCCATCGTGACCTAGACCGCAAGAAAGAGGCGCAGAATGTGCCTGCTTATGCCAAATTTGAGCTGATGAATGGCTACGAGGATTATCCTGTGGTTGTTACACGGCTGTTTGAAAACAGCAAACGTCTGTATGATACACAGAATGTTTCTGACTTGCTTCGCGGTATTCAATGGCAAGTGAAGGTAGAACGCGACAGCCGCATTGACCGCAACAGCATGGCTACGCTGCCTCCTGTGCTACATCCTGTGGGCAATGAACCCAAAGACTGGGGGCCGGGGCGTTATGTTCCCTATCGCCGTGCTGGTGAGTTCCAGTTTGGCCCTGTGCCGCAATACAATGCGGGTTCTGTAGAAATGGAGAACACACAGCTCAAGACGGCTGACAATCTTGTTGGCCTAGACCCAACCAATCCTCTGTCGTCTATCAAACAGCAGTTCTTTGTGGATAAGTTCTTGGGCCATGTGCGCGATGTCATCAAGATGTCTTTCAAGTGCTATCAACGCTTTGGCCCAGAACAAGTGTTCTTCCGTGTTACCGGCGTGCCTGACCCGCAGCGGTTTGATAAGGGAAATCCTGATGAGGACTTTGACATCCTAATTAATTTTGATGTCTTGAACACCGACCCAGAGACACAAGAAGCAAAGCTCAATCAACTTGTTTCGTTATTGCAGCTCGACAAGAATGGCCGCATTAATGTGGATGCTCTATTGGACGTTGCCGCCGCAGCGATTGACCCAATGTTGGCAGACGCTATCTTGCAGCCAGCCGAGCAAGCACAGCAACAGGTTGTTAAACAAGTAACCGATGACCTTACAAAAATCTCGTCCGCTATTGAAATGCCAGCCCGTCCAAATGGGGCGCAAATTGCGTTGCAAGTTATCACCCAATACGCCCAGCAGCCAGACGTTATGCAGCGGTTGCAGCAAGACGAAGCCTTCAAAGCCCGTCTCGAAAAGTATCACGCCCAATACATCTTCCAGATGCAGCAGGTAGCTAACTCGCAAATAGGTAAAATTGGAACACAACCTACCTCTGTTGGTCAAGTAAACACACAAAGCCAATAATGATTCGTGGAGATATAGACCCTTCTACCGGATTGTGTTTCTGGAGGTATATACGTGGCAAGCCCATGTTTATTAGTGCTGCCCTTCTAAGAGAGAGACAAGAAACAGAGAAAAAGAGGCAAGAGCGTTTCTATCACAATCATCCTAATTATATTCCATATTCCCATACTTCCGCAGAAACACAGAAACGCAGCAAAGAATATAGGACAATGCATCCTGATAGGATTTATGCCTATCACAAAAAATGGAGAAGCCAGAATATGGACAAGCTGCGTTTATTGTCTAAAACAAGATATGCAAAGGATGCTAATGTTCGAGCAAGGATTTTAACTAGTTCAGCCCTTAGGCGCAGTCAGCAAGACAGATTAACTGGAACCAATAGAATAGAGGTTAATTTTCTCTATGCTTTATCTAAGGCTTTATCTTCTGGAGGAGTAAAACACGTTGTTGACCATTTCCTGCCCATTAAACCACAACACGGATTGTATTCTGGATTGACAAATAGTGCTAATCTTAGGATTATCCCACAGTACATTAACGCTATCAAGAAGAACAAATGTCCACTTTATGAAAAAGCCGCATAACGAGCAGCAAGTGCAAAATGCACAAATTGGAAAAGTAGGAACAGCTCCTGCGGCTATGGGTCAGATGGACACTCAACAGATGGCGCAGCAGTGAACCAACCAATGTTTAACGTAAACTTTGCCCCGCAGCAGGGGCCAGCTCCAATGGCTGCCGTTGCGGCTACCCAGCAAGCTGCCAAGCAAGCTGCTCCTGCCCCAGACTTTGGGCAAGGCTTATACGAACAAGTGCGTCTGCACGAAGGCAGCCGTGAATACGCCTACGAAGACAGTAAGGGCAACCCTACTATTGGCATTGGGTTTAACCTAGCCGACAAGGACAATAAGAAGATATTGGCTGGTATGGGGTATAACGTTAAGGATGTTATTGCTAAAAAGGTTAGGCTTACAGAGCCTGTCATTAGGAGCCTGTATGAAAGGTCTATTGCTAAAGCTACAAAGGACGCAACGGATTGGGTTCCAAATCTTTCGGAGCAGCCAGAGAACGTCCAGAAAGCCATCATTGATATGTCCTTTAATCTGGGCGCAACTAAGCTGGCAGGCTTTGTTAAGACTCGCCAAGCCTTTATCAACAAGGATTATAAAGAAGCATCTAAACAGATGCTTGACAGTGATTGGGCTGGTCAGGTAGGTAAACGTGCTAAGAACCTATCAGCCCTTGTTTTATCCGCTTCCTAATATGCAAAAAGACATTTTATTCCTCAGCAACTTCAAGCCGTTTGGCGAGCTGCTTAAACAAATCCAAGAAATGAGAGAGGATGCAATTGGCAGCCTGCTGGAAGCTAAGACGGAACATATCCAGCAGATTAGTGGGCAGATTATTGCCTACGACAATATTTTGCAGCTTACAGAAGCTAAAGACGTTATTAAGAAGACAGATAATCTTCCTTAATAGGGGTAGCCTTACACATGGCCTTTTCTCGGCGGCCATGCAGCTCATAGCTTTTAATTAAATAGCTTGCGGCTTACAGCTTAAAATTAAAAAGAAACAAGAAAGAAAAACAGAGTATGAGACCAAATCTAGCCCCTTGTCAAGCAAATAATGTTATTTCTTGTGTTCCTCGACTGAAACTATTTTCATTCTGTGGAAGCTTTCCTTCACGGAAATAGCCGCATTTTGGGCGTCTGCTGCCCAAATAGCCATCTCACCAGAACATAGCACCTCGGCGTCATATGGCAATCTGTCGTTCCCAGAACGGAGATATTGAGTCCATTTTACTTGGTAGCGTTTCATTGTTGTGGGGTTTTAATTCTAACGTCACCCGTCATCCAGTAGGGGGGATTCTCACGGCTATACTTAAAGATGCTGTGTTCTGGGATGATAAGCTCCCCCTTGTATCGCTGCATACTTTTGGCAATGTAATAGTGTTCTGGGGCAACCCAAGCGTTTGGGTTAGATGATTGGTGGTTTATTACAAGGCTGTGCATAACATAAATAAATGGCATACATTAACATAAATTAGTCAAGCATCAAAAAACGATGTTATTATCTGCCTATCGACTTCGCTGGTCGTAAACAAGCGGCACAAACCTATGTCTGATGAAGTAACTGCACCCAACGCTGGGGGTGCTGATAGTATCCCAGTGGTAAAGTCCAACATTACAATGGCAGAACTTGCACGCCATCGTATTAGCCAGAAGACCCAAGGGCAACCGCCCGTGGCTCCTACGGCTTCAGAACCCAAGACTCAGGAGGAACCAGAGCGTAAAGTGCAGCCGACTAAGGAGAGCGGCCCCACCGAAGCAAAGGAACCAACTAAGCCAAAGGATGTTCTTTCAAACGAAGTTGATTTAGAGAATATGTCAGAAGCGGAACTGCGCGAACTATCTGAAAAGCTAGGTTCGCGTGCCGTGGCCCGATTTGGGGAACTCACTGCTAAACGCAAACACGCCGAGGAACAGCTTGCTGCCCTTCGGAATGAGTTAAACAATCGCAATAACAGCGACCCACTCGCTTCTGAGAAAACCAAAGACAATCCCTATGCGTCTATCAAGACCCTTCCCGACCTACAGGCTAAAACCCAAGAAGTCGATGAGGTGATTGAATGGGCCGACGATGTGCTATGGAACAATGAGCATTTGGCGGCGGATGACGTAGTGGCAACAGTAAACGGTCAGGAGTTGACAAAGCTACAAGTGCGGAAAGCCCTGCGCGATGCCCAAAAAGCTCGCAAAGACTTCCTGCCCTCGCAGTTGCGTGAGCTACAGGCTGGTGAACAACGTAAGGCTCTACGGGGCCAGATGGACGTTGCTGCTAGACAGGAATTGGAATGGATGGGTGGTGAGGACAACGATGTTCGTAAGCAATATGAGATATTAAAGGGCAGTCCCCTTCTCAAAAAGGCTATGGATAGCGTTCCTGACCTAGAGCCTTATATGGAGTATATGGTGGCACACGCCGCTAATTCTATTTATGGCCGCAAGTCTATCAACATAGACAAGCCCAAAGCCTCAATCAACCCGCCTTCTTCGCCCGGTTTTTCGGCAGCTCAAACTGAGCAGCCCGAAGGTCGTCAGCAGAAGCAGGAGAGAGACATCAACGAGAGGTTCTTAAAGACTAATGCAGTAAGTGACTTCATTGCCCTCCGAACGCAACAAATTTCTAAACGTAAGTAATTATCTAACACAATGGCCTTTTCAAACACATTCGACACAACCAATCCGGGTTCTGCGGTATCAAACCGCGAAGACCTGCTTGACGTATTGACGATTCTTGCACCAGAGGAAACTCCTGTGCTGTCGTCCGCCCCTAAATCCAAAGCCTCCGCCACTTTCGTTGAGTGGACAGTAGACAGCCTTTCTGCTCCCGTCACAACGGGTGTTGCGGAAGGTTCTGATGTCACTGCCTTCACTGACAAGTTTGCTGGCCGCGCTCGCCTTGGCAACTATGTTCAAAAGTTCCGCCGTGACTTCATGGTGTCTGACTTGCAGAACGCTGTTGACTCGGTTGGCCCAGCTAAGATTGCCCAAGCGGAGGCGAAAGCCGTCCGTGAAATCAAGCGCGACATCGAAGCGACTTTGATGTCAAACAATGACCGCTCGGTCGAAGATGGTGGTAGCACCGTCTACGGTCTGCGCGGCCTTGGCGACTGGATTGACTCCGCTGGCCCAGCGGACGTTCCTGCTGCCTATCGCACTCCTGCTGCAAGCATTAGCGCGTCTGGCGCGGTGACAGAGACAGCGTTCAACAACCTCATCACCAGCATCTATCGCGTCACTGGCACAACAAACAGCCTTACGCTGGTTGCTGACACAGCCCTCCGTCGCGTTATCAGCGATTATGCCCGTACCTCTGGCAGCTCTGACTACTCGGTTCGTCAAGTGACGTACAACGGGGAAGTTTCGACCATCAAGCTTGCTGTCGAGATGTATGAGTCCGACCACGGCATGGTGAGCATCGTCAACATGAACCCTGACTGCGCTCCTGACACATCGAACAAAGACACTGGTTACCTCATCAATCCTGACTACTACGGGGTTGCGGAGCTTATCAGCCTTGGTTCGACACGTCTTCCTAACCTTGGCGGCGGCGACCGTGGTTATGTTGACAGCACGCTGACACTTGTGGTTAAACATCCCGGAGCGCACGGCAAAATCACAGCGATTGCCTAACCATTAACTAAGGAACTATTACCATGGCTAAATTAACTATCAACGAAGCCGCACAAGGCTTCACACACAAATTGGCATTTGATTATGTCGATTTACAAACCACTGGCTGGCTCTCCTCCATCAGTGCTGCCAATCAACGCGCTGTTGGTTCGTTGCTAAAGGGCGGTATTGTAGATACAGCGGTGCTTTACCAAGTGGTAGACCCTGCTGGCGCAACTGACCTTACCATCGACTTCGGTGTTACGGGTTCTGACCCTGATGAGTTCATTGACAACGGCGACGTTGACGGTGCTACTCAGGTTCTGTGGAACACTGGCGATGCCTTTGTTGGCACAGACAGTGGTGCGCAGACTACCTCCAATGTTGTTAATGGCTACGCCAATAACACGACATCGGCAAAAACGATGTTGATGGAGTTTAATGGCACGGTAGGTGACCTCACGGCTGGGAGCTGGGTTCTCGCGTGGCGGCAGATGGAGTGTCCGACAAAGTAAGCACAAACTAGTCTTGCTATACTTGGGGCATACCTTTAAGGGTATGCCCCTTTTTAGTGCATGAACATAATTACTCAGCTACCTAGATACTCTGATGGTGAGGTTAATCGAGCGTTAATCCGCGAAATCACAACTGGGATGGAGTTGAAGAAACAGATGGAAAACAAGAAGGAAATTGAGGCGGCAGAACAGGCCAAGGCACACGTTGCGGCCAGAGAGGTGCAGGGGTTGGGGCGTTGCGTAGGGGTGATTCCAGAATGGGAGTTCTTCCGTATGCAGCAGAAGTATGGACACGCCGAGATTCATTCCAAGGGCTTTATGAAGTATTTTCAGAAGAAATTTCCGCATCTATCTCCGAATAAACTATAATGCAAAGCAACACCTACACAAGTTTCTATGCAGACGTACTTGCGCTCACTGGCAACAGCAGCTTTACGACCACTGAGCAAACGCGCATCTTGGCTAATGCGAACCGCAGGTTGTATCAGGCTTATCGTAGCTTTTCAAGCTGGCCGCGCTACATTGTGGGCGCAGAACTGCGTCCTGCCGTGGTTGGACTGATTAGCCGTGATGCAATCGCTGGGGCGACATATACGATAAGCACTGCAACTCGTAGTGGAAGTGTAGTGACTATCACTACAAGCGCACCCTACGCCATGTTTACGGGTGCAACGGTGACGATTGCTGGTTTGTCTGGCACGGTGGAACCAGATGGCGATTATGAGATTACAGAAGTGAGTGCTTCTGTGTTCACCTATGATTTAACCACTGGCACAGGTACAGAGACCTATAGCGGCAGCGGTACTGCGGTGTATGCTGGTATTTCAGCGGTGGATAGCTTCAACCGCATCTTCCGCGACAATCCCCTTAATCTTAATAGCTCAGTGGAGTATGAGTTCTATGTAGATGTTGATGGGGCGCACGTTATTAATAATTTCTCCAACAATAGTTCGTTCTGGGTGGGCTATTACAAGGAATGGAGTGGGCCTTACACGGCGGCATCTACAGACATCCCGCTAGAGTTCTATCGCTTTGCTGTCCATGCTACTTACGCAGACTACTTGCGCTTTGATGGACAGGTAGACAAGGCTATGGCCGAAGAAAACAATGCCCAGCAGTATCTTATGATAGAAGTAGACAAAGCAGAAAACCAACGTAACGTAAACACCTTACAACGCAGAATCTCAACCTATAATTCCCGTCAATCCCGCTAATCATGGCTAATACATTTTCAGTCAATTTATATCCGCTTCCCGCACCCGGTGCTACGCTCCAGAAAATTACAGTGAGTACCGCAGCTATTCCGTTTACCTCCATATTTTATGACGGCAAAACAAAGTTTGTGCTATTTGAAGTGCAAGCTGGTGGGGTGTATGTCACCTTTGATGGCAGCACACCTAGCTCGTCTAATGGGCATCTCTATGCTGTAAACACCCGCGAGTTCTGGAGTGCTAACAGGGCAGATGCGGCTAAATTCATCCGTGCAACAGTGGATGCCACTGTCTACGGCTCACCCTTTACT